GACCGGTATCGGCAGTTCTTGCCGCGTTGGTGGGATTCGGTGCAGGCTTTGGAACGGCAACCCGAGCAGGTCGTCATCATCACCGACAGGCGGTGCTTTGAGTTGGCACATTCGACCAAGCCGTTCGGCTACAAAGTACCGACCAAGATTCTTGGTCTGCATGATGAGTTGACTTTCAACGAGTATTACGACAGGGCATACCAAGAATGCGAAATGGAATGGCTTGCCATCTGCTGCATCGATGACGTGTTCGTTCCGGAGGCGTTGAACGACATTGACAAGGCTGATGAGGCTGGGTGCGAGATGGTGGCGGATGGTGTGAAGTTCACGAACCAGTCACGCATCTGGAAGGGCTATTGGAATCCTTCGGAGATTTATCGCAACATGACGATGCCGGGTGCCGCCCCGATGAAGAAGTCGATGTATGAGCGGGTTGGTTGGCCCAAAGACATTTACTGGTCGGATTGGGCGTTTTACATGAAGTGCGCGAAGGCGGGTGTCAAGGTGTATCAGTCGGATTTGATTCGCATCATCTTTGACGAAGGGTACAACCATAAGACGCAGTCGGGTCAGCAGTTGGACCCAGATACGCGGGCGTTCGCCAATCAACAGATCGGGGAGTTCGCAGCCAAGCTCCAGTCCGAGAACTAGGATTGAGCAGACATGGCGACAAACGGCTACGCATCACTGGCAGAAGTCAAGGCAGCTCTACGGATCGGGACAGCCGACACCGTCGACGATGTGCTGATTGATAACTGCATCGGTGCCGCATCACGTCTCATTGACGGCTACTGCAACCGCCAGTTCTGGGCGTACTCCTCGGCAACCGTCCGCGTCTACCAGGCGAACACCGAGTACGTCTGCGACATCGACGACGTTTATTCGACGAGCGGCTTCGTCCTCAAGACCTCGACGTTTGCTGACGGCAACTTCGATGTCACCTGGGCGAGCACCGACGTGCAGCTTGAACCGTTGAACGGTGTGCTGGATGGACTCACTTGGTCGTACAACAAACTTCGTGCCATCGGTGACTACCTGTTCCCGACCGTGAACGCAAACTACGGTGAGCAGGCTCTCGTGCAGGTCACTGCGTTGTTCGGTTGGGCGACTGTGCCGGAGCCCATCAAGCAGGCGTGCATCATCCAGTCGTCACGCATCTTCAAGCGTTACGATTCGCCGCTCGGTGTCGCCGGGTTCGGTGACCTTGGCGCAATCCGCGTCTCTCGATTCCTCGACCCTGACATGGCTCAGTTGGTTGAGCCGTATCGACGTATGCGGATGTTCGCCTAATGCCAGCCACAATCAGCCAAGTCAAAGACGGCCTCAAGACCGCCATCAATACGGTCTCGGGTTTGCGTGCGTTCGACTATCAGCCCGATCAGGTAAACCCGCCATTCGCATGGCCGACACTCGACACCATCACCTACCACCAGACCGGCATGGCGGCTGGTGGCGTGGTCATGAACTTCACCATCACGCTCGTCGTCAACCGTGCAGCAGAACGAGTCGCGCAAGACCAGTTGGATCAATACATGACGTGGGATGGAGCCAAGTCGCTGCGTGCCGCCATCGAAGCCGACCGAACCTTGGGCGGTGTCTGCGACGACCTCATCGTCACCAACGCCGAGAACTTGACGAACATCGATGCGAACGACACGCTGTATCTGGCGGTCGATTTCAAGGTCACGGTGTACGCTTAGAACATGGCGAAATACCTCGTTTCTGGACCGTTCCCGGTGACTGGCGTTCAGCCGGGCGGGCATGTGGACGGAAGTGGAATCGACAATGTAGAGTTGTTGCTGCAAGCCGGTGTCCTCACACTGGTGCAAGAAGTCAAGAAACCCTCAAAGGCCGATAAGGCAGGAGACAAATAGTCATGGCAAAGCTGGTCCTCAAAGACGCGAACATCGTGTTCAACGGCACCGACATCTCGGCGAACGTAGCGAGTGTTTCGCTGTCAACGACCGCTGCTGAAGTCGCAACAACCGCCTTCGGTTCGAGCGCAGTCACCCGCGTCTCCGGTCTCATCGACAACTCGGTGACGTTCAGCATCCACAACGACTACAACGCGATCGACGGAATCTTCTTCCCGCTCGTCGGCTCAACCGCAGTCACCTGCGTCATCAAGCCGAACGGCACTGGCGTCGCATCGCCAACGAACCCGTCGTACACCTTCTCGGTGCTCGTCACCGAATGGACCCCGGTCAACGGTGCGGTCGGCGAACTCGCCACCGCCGACGTGACGTTCCCAATCTCGGGCGCCATCACCAAGGGCACGGCCTGATTCCAATCCACCTAACCTGCGGAGGTAGACAATGAAACTCGGGTTGACCGTACACGGCACCGACGGCAAGAAACGACTCGCAGTCGTAGCATTCGCCGACTTCGTCAAATACGAAGAAGAACACAACATCTCAATGGCGAAAGTCGAAGCACAGATGCGTGTGCGCGATTTGGCTTGGCTTGCCTGGCATTCCGAGAAGCGAAACAAAGTGACCGCCCTCGAGTTCGATGCGTGGATTGAAACCGTCGAACAAATCTCCGCTGAAGGTGAGGACGCGATTGTCCCTTTGGAGAGCAGTCAGCCCACTGGCTGATCGCGTACCTGTCTTGCGAGACAGGCATCGCGCCATCAGTGTTGCTGACTGAATCTCCAAGAATGCTCTACACGTTGATGGCGTATCTGCGTTGGAAGAACGTGAAGCAGAATCCGAACACGCCCTACAATCGTTGACATGTCCGGCGGCATTCAGACCTTCCGTCTAAAAACAAGCGTCGGACAACGCGGTCCTGGAACAGACGTCGTCATCATTCTCAACTACGAAGAGCTCTACAAACGACTCAAATCACTGAGCAAGAAAAGTCCCGACTTCAATCGTGAACTGAGGGTCGCCGCACAAGAAGTTGCCCAGCACGTCGTAGACCGGGCAAAGACAAACGCCTCCGGACAACCGAAACATGGGCCAAGTGTTCGTGGCTCGTCTGGCCGTTCTCAAGCGCAAGTCGTTGTCAATGGACTGCGAGCCAGGCGTGACCGCATCCCAACCATCAAACTTGATCACAACAAGCTCTATCCGTCAAAGAGTCGAAACAACCGCTCCCGCGGATTAGGCATGCTCGGTCCAGCCAGATTCGGTGCAGGCGAATCCTCACCCTACCGAGGCTTCGACCGCAAGGTCACCTACGGTGACGTCTTCTTCGGTGCCGAGTTCGGTGGCCGTCGACGCAAAACCACCCAACAGTTCTTGCGCCATCGAGGACGCCAGGGCTACTTCTTCTGGCAAGCCGTCAGAGATTCTCGGTCCTACATCGCCAAAGAGTATGTCGCATCAATCAATCGTGTCATGGACAGACTTGGCATCCCACCCGAGTGACGCTAGAGTCACATCAACAACAAGGAGCCCGCCATGCTCGAACAAGACAACATTCGTGCCGTCCGCTTTGACTACCTCAAATCGGTCATCCCAAAACCGATGGCCACATCATGGGACCAGCTCTCAACACTGCTCATGCGAAGCAAAGAAACGAAACGCAAAGACCATCGTGCACTCTGGTCACCAGTCATCTATCAGCCAGGCACAACCCGAGGCAATCAGAATGTCGCTGCAATCACCTGTCTCGTCGTCGACATGGACGGCGAAGCATTCGACTACGCCAGACTCAACGGTCTTGAATACCACGCCTACACCACATGGTCACACCGACCCAACGACCCGCACTGGCACCTCGTCCTCCCACTGAAGAATCCCGTCCCAGCCGACCAATGGCTGAATGTCTGGACTCGTCTCCACGAGAAAATCAACATCGTTGGCGACCCAGCAACCAAAGACCCTGCACGCATCTTCTACCTTCCGCAACACGCTGTCGGCATGTTGCCCGGTCGAATGATTCAGCACGGCGAACGACTCGACGCAGAACTACTCGACGTCTTCAACCTGCCGTCAGAGTTTCAAGCTCCGACGATGCAGCAAGTCAAAGCGCGTCACGGCAAGACAACCCGAACTCGAGCCGTCATACCCAATCCTGCGAACCCGAGTTGGTGGGAACAAGACGATGATGATGATCCGTATGCGGGGATGACCGAGCAGGAAGCGTTGCGTCAGTTCGCCAAAGATTGGGAACAGATGAAAAAGGTGCTCCTCGCCGCTGAGTAGAATCGTCGCTCATGGCCGTTGAGCGCGCATTCATAGTCAAGCTCATTGCCGACACCAAAGAGCTGACGGCTGGTCTCAACCAGGTGGGTGTCGAAGCCGAGAAGACTCTCGGGTCGGCAATGAACAAGATTGCCCTGGCATCGGCAGCCGCCTTTGCCGGTATCGCAGCGTTTGCGTTCAAGGCTGGAGAGGCGGCGATTGCTGATGCAGCCGAACAGGAGAAGCTCGCCACCACCCTCCGCAACGTCACCGGGGCGACAGACGAGGCGATTGCTGCGACGGAGGAATACATCGCCAACATGGCGAGGGTCACGACGTTCAGCGATTCGGAGATGCGTCCGGCGTTGGATCAGCTTGTCAGGGCGACAGGTGATTTGACGTCCGCGCAAGAGCTGCTCGGGCTGGCTCAAGATTTGGCTGTAGGTACAGGACAGCCACTTATTGCGACCGCTGAAGCGTTGGCCCGTGCCCAAGCTGGGAACATGCGATCTCTGCAGGCTTTGAGTCCTGCGTTGCGCGACAACATCAAGGACGGCGAATCATTCGACGCAGTGTTGAAGGAGTTGACTGCGACGTTCGGTGGGCAGGCTGCCGCCGCTGCAGGCACGTTGCAAGGTCAGATGGTCATCCTTCGTAACCGATTCGGTGAAGTCGTGGAGAACATCGGCACGGCGCTGTTGCCTGCGATCGAAGGATTGATTGGGCTATTCAGCAACTTGGCAACATTTGCGGAGAACAACACTGGACTGATTCTGGGTCTTGGTGTGGCAATGGGTGTGTTCACTGGTGTCATCGTTGCGGCTGCGGTAGCGATGAAGGTTTATGCCACCGCAGCAGCGATTGCCACAGCCGCAAACACTGCCTTCGGTTTGAGTCTGACTGCCACTGGTGTCGGTGCGATTGTCGTCGTTATCGGACTTCTGATTGGCGCGTTCGTGACGGCGATGGCGAAGAGTGAAGGATTCCGCAACGCCGTATTGGGAATGCTGAACTCGGTAATCGGTGGAATCGAGTTGTTCGTCAACTCATTCATTCGTGCTTGGAACTTCGTGCTCGAGAAGATTCGCCAAATGGGACCAGCATTGAAACTGGTCGGCATCGACGTCTCCAACCTCGGCCCTGTCGGCGAAGTGTCATTCGGTCGCCTCGGTTCAGCAGCAGATGACGCAGCCAAAAAAATCAACAACGTCGCAATCCAGACCGACCTGGCTGCGTCACGTCTCGCCGCAGCCAATCTCCAGAACGGCATCGTCTCGGTCAGCCAGGCACAAGACAAACTGGCTCAGACCACCGCTCGTGTCAACGAGCTCCGCGGTCAAGCGTTGAAGGGTGGCACATCCATCGATGCTCTGAATCAGGCGTTGAAAGATCAGCAGACCGCACAAAGCGTCTTGAACACTCTGCTGGGCAAGACGACGACTGCGACAGGTGGGGCGAGCCGCGCTACCGCTGAAGTCAAGACCAAGGCTGAGCAATACACCGAAGTGTTGAAGAAGGCTCAGGGTGCGTCGGATTCGTATGAGCGTTCAACCCGTCGCCTTCGTGACTCGAAGAAGTCGCTCGAGCAGGCTGATACCAATCTGGCTGCCGCTCAGGAGGCGTTGACGAAGGCTCAGCAGGCTGGGTCGCCGGCGGAGATTGCTGACGCTCAGCGGGCTTTGGCTGCGGCTGAACGCAATGTCACCCGCGGCAAGTTCGGTGCCGAGCAGGCAACGTTCGCGGTTCGGGATGCTGAACGCAAACTCGCTGAGGTTCGCGCCAGTGGCGAGTCAACTGCTCAAGATGTTCGTGAAGCAGAGATTGCTCTTGAGGAAGCCAAGCTGCGTGTCAAAGACCAAGAGGACGAACAGATCAACACGACTCGTCGGTTGGACGAGGCTCGTCGCCAGTTGCGTATCGCCACGGAAGGTTTGCGTGAGGGCGACAAAGAGCTCATCCCGCTGAAGGATGCGGTCACCCGGGCGGAGGAAGAGCAGACTCGTGCGGCTGAAGCACATCGTGACGCGGTCAAGGAACAGACGTCGGCGATTGAGGATTATCGCAAGGCATTGGAAGAGTTGAACAAGACGATTGCAAACATGCCAAAGGTTGCTGGCCGTATCGGCCAGCCAGGTCTTGTGCCGATTGATGGTGTTGTGACGCCGACTCCTGCGGCGAGCGGTATGGGTCCGAACCCAGGCGGTCAGACACCAGTGATTGTGAATGTGACGGCTGGTATCGGCGGGAACGCCTACCAGGTCGGCAAGGAAATCATCGAGGTGCTCGATCAATACACGTCGGTGGCTGGTCCGCTTGACACGTTGATGCGCGTGGCCTGACATGGCGAAGGTGATGCCGTGGGGTGAAACCCTGAAGGTGCTGCTCGATGCAGGATTCATCGCTGACGCATTCATACTGGACTCATCCACCCTCAACGGAACCGACGTACTCGACGGCTCAACCGACTTCGTTGACGTCACCGAATACGTCCTCTCCGTCGGCATCACCCGCGGACGCACCGACCAACTCCGCTCACAATTCCAACCAGGTGTCTGCCAAATCGTCCTCGACGACCGGGCATCAGGTCGCGCCTTTGACCCAGCCAATACCGCCTCCCCCTACTACCAAGGCGACCTCGGCATCGCCCCACGACGCTTCATGCAGGTCTACGCAGGCACCGCAGGCGACGAGCCACTCTTCGTCGGACGAGTTCAAGACCTTGACATCGAATACGCCCAACCAGACCTCTCTACCTGCATCATCGTTGGCATTGACGACCTCTCATCATTCGCAAAAACCACCCTGCTCGCCTTCACCCCGCCACAGGAACTCACCTCCGCTCGCGTCAACCGCATCCTTGACCGGCCAGAAGTTTCTTACTCAACGGCCACCAGGAGCATCTCCACCGGTGTAGCAACCCTCGGCACATTCCCGTACGCCGACGGCGACAGCGTCGCAGCCGCACTACAACAAGTCGCAGAATCCGAAGACGGCCGCTTCTTCATCGCACGCAACGGCAACGCAACATTCCAACCACGCATCACCTTCACCTTCTCCACCGCCATCGCCACGTTCTCCGACGGCGGCACCGCCATTCCATACCAGTCACTCGACGTCCTCTACGGAGCCGAAACCCTCTACAACTCCGTCACCGTCACCACCCAAGGCAACGCACTCGGAACCGCATCCGACTCCGCATCCATCACCCAATACGGCATCACCAACTACAGTCTCAACGATCTCCCGCTTGCCGACGCAACTGAGGCAGCCAGCCTTGCCCAAGGCATCGTCAACAAATACAAAGACCCAATCTCACGATTCACACAAATCGGCGTCACCATGAACGGTCTGACCGCAGCGCAAATCGAAGCCATCGACTCCTTCGAGGTGGGCGACGTCATCAGCGTCGTCAAGAACTTCGCCACCGGCTCACCCTCCTCAATCACCCAAGATGTGTTCATTGAACGCATCGCCCACCAGATAACACCAGGCATCCATCAGGTCACGCTCGGCCTCGGGCAAGCCCAACTTCTGACCGTCTTCATTCTGGACACATCACAACTTGACGATGCCAACGTTGGGCTAGGATAAGCCACTATGACTGCCAGACCAAGCTTCACCAGCGGCCAGACATTCACTGCGGCGCAGGCAAACAATCTTGCCGAAGCCATCGTCGCTGTCAACGCCCAAGGAACCGCCACTTCATACACGCTTCAATCAAGCGATGCAGGAAAACTCATCACATTTACTGGTGGT